ATGTAGAATTGGGTCTATGTCCAACTTGCAATAAAAGATTAAATGAACTCATCAGCAAAGCTAATCAGGCTGTGCTCGCCGAAAGAAGTAAAGAAATTCATGGATCGGAGGACCAACTATGACATCTGGACCACTACCAATTAAATACAGACCCACAACTTTTGATCAGTTCTATGGAAACGAGGGATTAAAAAGCACTCTCAAATCAATAGTAACCAGGCCCTTAGATCAGATACCTCACAGCTACTTATTATTTGGACCTCCAGGCACAGGGAAAACAACTCTAGCCAGAATAATCAAAAGGCTGTTGGGCTGCTCTGATTATGATTACCATGAACTCAATGCCGCGGACCTTCGGAAGATAGATGATATGAGGGCGGTGATCTCTGAGGCCCCACTTGCACCCATGCAAGGAAATGTGAAGGTCTATTATTGGGATGAGGCCCACCAGCTCCTTTCTCATTCAAAGGATGCTGTGCTCAAAATACTTGAAGAACCTCCAAATCATGTGTTCTTCTTCCTGGCGACCACAGAACCTGAAAAGATCCCAAAAACTATTCAGCAACGATGTACCAAGCTTCAGACCAGGCTACTCCCGCCGCCAGTAGCCACCGAACTCTTGAAGTCTATTATTAAAAAGGAAAAGATTACCGGCATAACCCCGGAGATCATAAAATTGATCGTCAGATCAAGTGAGGGCTCAGCTCGGGAGGTCCTTACCTTACTTGACTCCATTAGAGACAACCCAACTGAGGGCGGCATTGATTATCTTATAACTCTCAGTAGAGATACTCAGGCTCTATGTAGAGCACTTCTGGCCACCATTCAAAACAAATCAACTTGGAAAGAAGCCAAGAGGGTAGTGGCCTCCTTGGAATGCGACCCAGATCAAGCCAGACAGCATGTGTTAAACTACATGTCAAAAGTGCTGCTCTCTACCGGAGACAAAAAAATATACGAGGCAATGACTTTTTTCACAGAGAGCTTTTGTAGTACAGGCAAAGCTGGCCTTATTATGGCCTGCTACGCTGCATGTAATTAATAGGAGGAACCGGTGGACTCAGAAACAATAAATAAAAGTGAGGTAAAGGTACAAGTAAACATCCTTATACCATTATCATGGAAAGAAAAACTCGATGACCTGGCCCGCCAGGTGTCGATGGCTCAAAAGAAGACCATTACTTCTCAGGACTTAATTCGAGCCACTTTGGATAAACACTTAAACTTATCACTATAGGAGAGGATATGGGATACAAAGAGGACATTCAAATTAATATTGACCAGTTGGACGCAGAGTGGATCAAACAGGCAGCCTTATACCAACACTATGCCAAACAAGAGGCCATGGCCCTATATGAGCGGGATCAATTGGCAGACGCTCTTGCTTTAACACAGGCGCAATTGGATGGAGACATCCGACTCGATCCAGAAAAACATGGATTTTCCTCTAAGCCAACTGAGGCTGCAATACTCAATTCAATCAAACAAAACAAGCACTACACAAAGGCAAATAAAATTCTTATGAAGGCCATGTGTAAAGCCAAAATAATCGGCAGTGCAGTCAGGGCCTTTGATCATAAGAAAAAGGCCCTGGAGAAGTTGACTGATCTTTACCTCAGTGGATACTGGGCGGCTCCAAAGATCAAGTCAGAGGCCCAAGAGGTATTTGGCCAGCAAACAAGGATGAACTTAGAGGAGTCTTTGAAAAGAGAAGATCGTTTAATTGCAAAATCTTTACAAGATGAGGCTGAAAAAAAGAAATTAGTAGTGGAGCCTAAAACTAATGCCTCCACCCAAAAGAGGGTTGCTGCTCAGAAGAGTGCTACTCAAAATAGTGCTGCTGCTAAGAAAAAGAAGGCTGAAGGAAAAGCTGGGAAAGAAAAAAGAAGCCCAGAGCCCACTGGAAAAACAAAGAAAGAACCCATAAAGCAAAGTAAACCAACACCTGTCACCAGGCCACCCAAAAAGAAAAAGAAATAAATTTTGCTCCTATTTGAAGCAAAGGGCTTGCATTGCTTAGCAGAGTTTGGTAAACTAATAAATATTAATAAATATTTGGGGGAGCCGATAGAAGTTCGGCTGTAAAAAGACCACGAGCTAATAACTATATGTGAGATGTTTTCCGAACGGGCCTTTCTCTTTGTGTGCAAGCAAATATAGTGTTAGGTGGATAGACATCAATATTGACGCTCTCCCCCAAATGGCAATGATAAACTACACAAAGTTAGGAGAACCTGATGCACCATAGTAATTAGTCGCCCTTATAAAAGGGCGTGGATTGAAATAAACAAAGAAAAATTAGAAGAATCTATAAAAAGGAGGAACACTATGGCTCAAAAAAGCAAAGGTCTAAGAAGTAAGTTTTCTGGAAAAGCACTCCTGAAACGAACAGAGGAGGCCCACCAGAGAATGAACGACTATGGAAAGTTCGGGAGGTTCTACGCTATCCCGGCTGGTGATAGCGCCCCACTCAAAACGTGGAAGTGCAAAGAGGGCGAGCATATTATCGACATCATTCCCTTTCTTGCAGGTCCGAACCACCACCAGGTAAGAGAGGGAGAGCCCACATACTTACTGGATATTTGGGTCCATCAAAAGGTGGGTATGGATGAGAATGACGTTGTCTGTTTGGCCAGAAATTATAATGAACCTTGCCCTATCTGTGAGTACATCAATGCACAAAGGTTGAATAAGGACCTTGAGGTTGAGGCTGAGGCGGCCCTTAAGGCACTGAACCCCAAACGTAGATGTTTATACAACATTGTGTGCTATAACTCAACCAGGGAAGAGAACCGTGGTGTACAACTATGGGAAGTAGCTCACTTCCTATTTGAGAAAAAGATCCTCTCAGTAGCCAGAAACCCTCGTGGTGGTGGATTTGTTCCTTTCTCCAGTCCGGACAACGGGAGCTCAATCTACTTTGAACGTGAGGGCTCAGGGATAACAAATACTCAATATCTGGGCCACAAGTTTATAGAAAGGCAAACCGCTGTTACCGACGAAATTTTGGAGCAGGCGTACATCTTGGATGCGCTGGTCATCAAGCTCCCCTATAAAGAAATAAAGGAAGCTCTACTCGGTGGCCTGATCAAACCGGAAAAGAAGCCTAAACCTGAGTCTGGTACTGAAGCTGGGTCCGTCGAAGGGGACAACATTCCAGAAGACACCAACCGAGTAGCTCAACGAATGGCATCAGCTAAGAAGACGGAAGCGAGGGATACACTCCCTGGTAAAACCCGCAGAACTCCCCCTTTAGCAGGCAGTAACGACAGCAGAGCGTCCGCTGGCACACAGCGTAGACCTACTGGCACACAGCAACGTAGACCTACTGGCACACAGCAACGTAGACCCACAAGTGGTGGAACGCAGCCTACTGGGCAACGGTCCACCTCGACACGGCAACGTAGACCTACAAGTGGTGGAACGCAGCCTACTGGGCAACGGTCCACCTCGACACGGCAGCGTAAACAGTAACCAAACACCATGAAGAAAAAATCCACTACTGGGAAGGCCCCCAAAACCACAACTGATTCTCTTGTGGAACAAATAGAGTCCCGTCCCAAAAGCTCTCTGTATGTTCCACTGGATACCAATTTGGTAGTTTCAACAGGATCAACTCTGCTTGATTTGGCCATTTCCGGAAGCAGAATTCGTGGTGGCGGGCTACCCGGTGGTATTCTTGTTGAAATATTTGGCCCGCCAAGTTCCGGAAAGACAAGCTTGCTCGTTGAGATCTGCTCCTCTGTTCAATCTAGTGGCGGGGAAGTTTTGATAGCTGACCCAGAAGCCCGGTTGGATAAGGAGTATGCCTCCCTCTTTGGTCTAAAAATACCAAAAGAGATCTATCGTAGGCCCAACACTGTAACGGAACTTTCCGATTTGATTTGGAATTGGAATCCAAAAAACGAAAAGGTGATCAATATTTTAGGTGCCGATAGCATAGCGGCAATCTCAACTTCATTAGAAATGGAGTCGGGGGACAAACGTGGCCAACGAAAAGCAAAAGAGCTGTCAGAACTATGTAGAAAAATTGGCCGTAAGATTGCCTCTGTCCACCAGCTCCTTGTTTTTACTAATCAAGAGAGGCAGGGGGAATATGGCAAAACAACCCCCGGTGGCTTTGCGGTACCCTTTCATGCATCACTACGTATCCGGATTGCCCGAGCTGGTGTTCGGCAAATAGAAGTTAAAAAGACAATAATGCGACAAATTGTAGACAAAAAAACAGGAGAAATAACAAAGAAGAAAGTAGAACTATCCAAAACTATAGGAACTGAATCAGAGGCCCTTATTATCAAATCCTCTATCAGCAATGAATTCCAAAAGGTTCCCATCTACACAATTTTTGGGTTTGGCATTGATGATGTTAGAGCAAACCTAACCTGGCTTAAAAAAGTACAGGCTTTAACCAAATATCCTTGCGTAAACAAAGAGTACACCTATGTTAATGATGCCATCAAATACATTGAAGGTGAAAATTTAGAGGCACAGCTCCGAGAGAATGTCATCGATACCCGGGAGACAATCGAGCGCCTCTTCCAACAAAAAAGAAAAAAGAAAGTAAGATTTTAATCAACATTAACTGAAGGAGAATCAAATGACTACACAACTTACAGCACGTGTATCAAAGACAATTCAAGAACAACAGTATGAGCCTTTGACAGTAGACCTAACCATCACAGAGACATGCCCCAAGAAAAAATACAATGAGCGCCTGGCCGAACTGACCGATCTTCTCAAGGAAGAAGTATTTGCAGCTTTGGGCATTGGTGAAGGGCAAGCAGAAGGACAGGAAGGACAAGAAGGCGAAGAGGGCTTCGAGGAAGGTAACGAAGGT